ACTAAATGGTATAACACTTAATATGAAAGTCTCATATATTTCATTATCTAATTGCTCTAATAGTTTAGGACTATTAATAGCTCTTGTAGCTAAACTAATAGCTTTATCTTTTAAATTTGACATGATATAATAGTACAAGGCTCTTCAGCTTTAGAGCTCCCTAACTTAATATAAGCATAGAGAGAAAGTTATTAGGAGATAGTATAAGAATAGCATGTTAATGCTATATATATATTATAGGTGATGATTTGTATCACCGTGATAAATGTGGCAAATAGTATGGAGTGTGTACACTACCTCTCTTACATTCACACAAAACATATAGTTTTTGTTGTATAAGTAAGGCCCACACCTAAAGAAAGACATCTTTCCCACCCTATATATAAAGAAGAGAGGTGTTACGCTCTCCTCTTTAAGGGTTTTGCTTAGAAAGCAAAGAGTTCTTCAGACTCCAACGGTGCTGCGTACTCAACAACTTTCACGTCTTTAGCTTTGATCTCAATCACATTGTCTTCACCATCTGGCATTTGGATTTGTGCAACTGGCACAAACAACTGCTCGCCAGTTTCCTCATCAAACATTTGCTCACCGTTAGCATCACGCTGAAAAGCTTTTGACTCAAAGATGTCAAAAGACATTAAGTTACCAATGTTAATCGACTTGTCACGCACACCTGCACTAACTTCCTTGGAACAAGTAACATTTGCTTCCAGTCCTTTTGCATTAACAAGGGTAACGTAGACACGCTTAGTGCCTTTTAAGTTCTTCTTGATGAACTTAATAGAACCTTTAGGTCCGATTGTTTCTGCAACATTTCCAATTACTACTCTTTCTACGGTGGTACGTGTACCAAACTTGACTAATTCACTACTCATAATCTTAGGTATTTAAATTTTTCGCATGTTCTATCAAAGGGGGGATACCCCCACCATGCTTTTTTTATGTGGGGTTTCAATAGGAAGGGGTCTCCTGTCGCACACATAAGGTGGGTGGGGCGTTTTTTTAAAAAAAGTTTTTTGAAAATTTGGTAGTTAACCAAAAAATGTCATACCTTTGGTGGGTGGGTGGGTTATTAATAAACCTCTTATTTAGGTTCTTAGTAACTACTATATTATGAATGCTTATACATAATATAGCTTTTATAGAAAGATAATTAGGATAAGTCAATTATATTTTTTATATATTTGCATATAGTATAAAGACAATACAACTAAATAATGGAAGCACATAAATCAAAAGTAGTACAAAAGCTAGGAAAAGAGTATGATGACAAGTATAATCTTGCTCAAAAGTACTATGCATTACTATCAGCTTTAAACAATTTGAAACTTACAGAAAGAGAGTTACAACTTGTATCTTATACAGCAATCAAGGGTACAATTACTTATGCTAACGCACGTGCAGAGTTTTGTGAAATGTACAACACTACAACAGCCACTATAAACAACATAGTGAGTAAGCTAAAAAGAATGGGCATATTTATAAAAAAAGATGGAAAGATTAAAGTAAACCCTGTAATAGTTTTAGACTTTGATAAAAACATAACTCTACTGATAAAACTAAATCATGAAGAAGATAGACAAAACACGGACATCCTTGAGGCAACACATAATCAAGAAGATGGCAATAGGGATGGTGATCTCAGAGAAAGTAATTGATAGAGTGATAACACATCAGTTCAATTCCGCTGAAGACGCCACTAGAGATAAGAACAGTATCGAAATATCAGGGTTTGGAAAATTTGTTTTTAATCTAGCAAAAGCAAATAAAAAAATCGAAAAGCTTGAGATTGTTAAAGAGTCGTATATACGAATGCTAGCCGAAAACACATTGCCAGAAAAGAAACTGGATGTGATCAAGAGTAAACTAAGTAATCTAAATTTAACATTAAGTTCTATAAAACCAAAAGTACAAGATGAAACTTAACATATCACAAATTTACGAAGGGTGGAAAAACAATTTACTTCCTGCTTCAGACATGAAAGAAGAGATTGAAAGAATAAGTAAGGAAAGGTTAGATATATGTAAAAGTTGTCCTAATCATTCTAGTAATCATAAAACAGTGAGGCCAGATGAACATTGTGTTAGTTGCGGATGTACTTTGTCAGCTAAAACAAAATGCTTATCTTGCGAATGTCCTATTTTTAAATGGGTAGCTGTATTATCAGATGAACAACAAGATGTAATAGAAGATAAAAAGCTATGAGTAAAAAAGACAAAATGACAATGCGTAAGGTTTCTCTCATATCATTAATAGATTTACTAAAACAAATCTATGATGAGGGAGCTGATTACATAGACATAGAAGGAGAGCAAACTGACGGTGAAGAAGATATGTTAAAGATTACAGTTAGACCTGAATACTTTACAGAAATCGAAAGTAATGAAGATGATCCAGATTATGTTGTAACAGAAATGGATTATGAGGAAGAGATCAATCCTATAAAAGAGGATGATGATATAAACGATTTAATATAAACCAATGTACATAAAGCAAATTATAGAAACCATAAACTTACTAAAGGTGAATCACCCTAAGATTAGTATAGGAAAACATATTGCTACAGCTCTTGATGGGGAAAACATATGGAGCTTAACAGATAAAGAATTTGCTTCATTACTTGATGATTATCAATCTCAATTAGATGCAGTGGAAGTGTTCGATGAAAACTTTGACGTAGATAAAATAATTGAAGATAGTATGGATTTGACTATAGATGGTCCAGATGAGCTGTACTAATAACAATGATCTAGTCTTTATATATTGGGAAGACGGATGGAATCAAGAAGAAAATGGCAGTAAAACAAACTACATACATAAATGCAGAATTAGACTGGGCTGAAGGACAATTAGTCCAATGGAAAGCTTATGTTGATGCAAACCCTCTACCTACTCTTAAGGATAGAATAGAATTTAAACAAACCGCAAATGGTGGTAGCATTCCTATGGTTGTAGCTTCTATTGAAGCACAAGGTAAGTTTATTCAAGACACAATGAAAAACTATTTAGCCCTACTAGGTCAAGTTGATTCGTTACGTGAAAAAGAAGAAAAGAAAAAAGTAGAAACTAGAGGTGGAGCAACATTAGGTAGTATGGCTGAAGACTTTCTAAAACAAAGAGATTAAGTATGAAACTTCATAATATTCAACATAGTGAATGGTTCATTAATCAAAAACGTATTCCAGATAAAGACTCAGTAGACCATAAAGCTTTCTTTGATCTTCAAAAAGAGCTATGTATGAATGGGTGTATGATGGATGGGGTGTATATAAATCCATTTTTGTACTGGCACTTAAATGTTTGGCACACAGAAGTAGATACTATAGATGAGTATGGTAGAATTAATCAGAAGTATGCAAACCCATTACTTAGAGATAACGAATGGCTTGTAACTAATGAAATAGATAGAGCACATAAAGAAAAGAAAGGACTGGTAATACTAGGAATCAGACGTTTTGCAAAGTCTGTTATAGAAGCTAGTTACATTGGACATGGTGCAACCTTTGATGAGAATTCACAAAACATTATAGCAGGTTTGAATGCGCCTGATATAAAACTAATTACAGATAAGATAGATAAAGGATTAAACTTTCTTCCTAAAGAGTGGAGATGGCAGAGAGTAGAAGATAACTGGAAAAATCAAGTTACACTAGGTATAAAAACTAAAGGTGGAACAAGAATTCCATTCTCACAAATCCTTATACGTAACTTAGACGGAGGTAATAACGAAGAAGCTATTGCAGGTACAAAACCTAGAAGACTTATTATCGATGAGATAGGTAAGGGTAGTTTTCTACGTGGACTACAAGCTGCAATTCCAGGATTCACAACACCTTTTGGTTGGGGATGTTCACCTATATTAACAGGTACAGGTGGTGACATGAAAATGTTTATGGATGCAAAAAGTTTAATGTTTGACGTAGATAATTTTAATTTTCTTACGTACAACAATGCAAAAGATGATAAGCGTATTCACGGTTTGTTCATCTCTAATAAGTATAGAATGGAAGCCAAGGAAGAATCTTCTCTTGGTAAGTTTTTAGAAAAAGAAAAAACTTCTCCACTACATGAGGTACCTATGATGGTATCGAATCAAGAGTTAGCTGACAAGGTGACTAATGATAACTTAGAAAGATTAAAAAAAGCTGGTGATAGAGTTGCCTTCTTAAAAGAAAAGATGTACTACCCTCAAGAGGTAGATGACATATTCTTAAATGAGGATACAAACATCTTTGACATAGAAGCTGCTAAGAGGCAGAAGTATAGAATTAATGAACAAGAAAGAACAGGAGTGCCGGTAATATTGTACGATGATGGAGAAGGTGTAAAGCATGATTTTACTGATAAGTTACCAATAACTAATTTTCCATTAAAACAAACAGATCTAAAGGATGCACCTGTTGTTATATATGAATTTCCTATAGAAAATCCTCCATATGGTTTATATGTTGCAGGTATTGACCCTTATAGACAAGGTAAATCAGCATATAGTACATCATTAGGTTCTATATACATATATAAACGTATGCATGCCATAGCTGGTGAGAAGTACCAAGATATGTTTGTTGCAAGCTATTGTGCTCGTCCTGAAAAGAAAGAAACATGGGATGAACAAGCTAGGTTGCTAATTAAGTATTTTAATGCAAGAGCCTTGTGTGAAAATGATGAAATATCTTTTATTGACTATATGATTAGTAAAGGAGATGCTCATTATTTAGAAAGACAACCGGAATGGTTAAAAGAAATAGTACCAAACACTACGGTTAGACGTGATTATGGTATACATAGATCTTCAGAAAAAGTAAGGGACTTCCTGCACGGATGTCTTAAGAAATATACGGAAGATGTTATACATACTGAACTTGATGATGAAGGGGAAGTAATCTCATCAGTAAAAGGTATGTCTAAAATATTAGATCCTGTATTACTAGAAGAGATGATACAATATAATGAGACTGGTAACTTTGATAGAATTATTGCAGCTGAGTTAGCAATAGGATTAGCAATGAAACTAGATCCAATGATAGGTAGGGTTGGGGCAAAGGAAGATGAGAGAATAACCTCACTTTACAAAACAAATAAAAAAAATATTCTTTTTACCGAGTCACGAGGGCTTTTTGGAAGGAAAAAAAATAAACTTTTTTCATAATGGCAATTATAAGATATACAAAAGATGCATCTATAAGGTATGCGTACCTTAACATCTTTCCTGATCAGTTTAAAACTGAAAAACAAAAAAGAGATGATAGTTGGGTTAAAAACACTATGGATTACTTTGCAAATCAATCATATGCAATGTATGTTAGAAATAGAGACACCTTTGTAAAGAACTATGATTTAATGAAAGGTGTTCTCCGTAGAGAAGACTTTTATCAAGAACCAGAAGTAAGAAGCTTCACTGATCAACTTACTACAGATATAGATTTACCAGCATACGTTAAAATGTATTCTATAGTAACTACACCTGTTAACGAATTAGTCGGAGAGATATCTAAACGTCCAGACTCATTTAGAGTTAAGGCTTTTGATGATGATAGTCAAGCAGAAGAGTTACAATTTAAAACAGACACATTACAGAAATATGTAATAACTAAAGTAAAAGAACAAGTAGTGGCAAAAGCTGCTATGGCTGGTGAAGAAATATCAGAAGAAGATATTGAAAAGATAACCTTTGAACAAGTTAAGGATCAATTAGATAGTTATACATCTGTTGCAGAAAAATGGGCTAATCATGTATTAACTGCTCAAAAAGCAGACTTTAACATTAAAGAAAAGTCAGAAGAAGCATTTAGAGATCTTCTTATATCTGCAAGACAGTTCTACCATATCTATGAAGACAATTCTAAATTAGGATATAACATTGAGGTTTGTAACCCTAAGAACACTTGGTTCTTAACTACTCCTGATAAGAAATATATATCTGACCCTACAGGAAGAAAACAGGGAGCTTATGCTGCTGGTACTGTACAAGTTATGGAACTTTCAGAAATAATTGAAGCTATTCCAGAATTAACAAAAGAAGAAATAGATCACTTAAGAACTTCACTACAGGATTACGGATTAATAAATGCTAGAGAATCTAATTTAGATAATCCTGGTGTAACTCCAGGTAATGATTCTATTACATACGACACGTATGATCCATTGGTTTTACAAACACGTATGATTATTGAATCAGAAATGAAAGAGAACGATGATGGTTTAAGAGACTTTCTTGGATTAACAAACAATGTATCTGCTTTTGGATATAAGTATGTTGTAATAAGGTCTTACTGGGTTTCTAAAAAGAAGATAGGTAAGTTAATATATATAGATGAGTTAGGTAACGAACAGTCTGTGCTAGTAGATGAAGACTATAAGTCAGGAACAATGCCTACACAACAGTCATTAGAGTGGGGTTGGATTAATCAATGGTATCAAGGAATTAAAATTGGTCCAGACATCTATCATGTTAGACCTTATAAGCTTTTAGATTACTGCCCAATCATTGGTACAGTTTATGAGCAAAAGAACACAGAGGCAAAATCATTAGTAGATTTAATGAAACCTTTCCAAACTATATATAATGTTTGTATGAATCAATTATACAAATTATTAGAGAAGGAAGTTGGTAAGGTACAATTAATGTCACTAAGACATATTCCAGTTCCTAAAGACGGAGATGCACAAGATGCTATTGACATCTGGGAAATGGAAGCACGTAATAGAGGAGTGGTATTTGTAGATGATAGTCCAGAGAATTTAAAAGCTCCAAGTTCATTTAATCAATTTACTTCATTAGATCTTACACGTACACAAGAAATACAATCACGATATACCTTAGCTCAGCAAATGAAGATTGAATGTTGGGAACTTATAGGTATGTCTAAACAGCGTATGGGTAATGTAGCTGCATCAGAAACAGCCACAGGTACAAATACAGCAATGCAACAAAGTTACTCTCAAACAGAGCCTCTATTTGTTGCACATGAATATGTTCAAGGGCAGTTATATCAAGCAATTGTAGATGCTGCTTTATATACTGAAAGCCATAAACCACAATCTACATTATCATATATAACTAATGAAGGAGAATCTGCATTTGTACAAGTAAATGGAAGTGACCTATCGTTACGTGACCTTCAGGTATTTTTAACTAATAGACCAGAAGACACTCAAATGTTTAATGAACTTAGACAATTGTCTCAAGCTATTATACAAAATGGTGGTACATTATATGATGTAATTGAATTATATAGTACTAAATCAATGAGAGAAATGAAAAAGACTTTCAAAGATCTTAGAGATAAACAAGAACAGCAACAACAACAACAGGTTCAACTTCAAGAACAACAACAGCAAGCTCAGCAGCAACAAGCTCAAGCAGCCCTAGAACAAGCTGAAAGAATGAAGATGGAAGAACAAGTTAACGAAGATAGACAGAATGATCTGGACAGAGTTAATAAAAAAGAAGTTGCTCTTATTAATGCTATGGCTAAGGGAACAGAAGTTGGGGCAGATATGGATAATTCAGGTGCCCCTGATATTGTAGAACTTTCTAAATTAGAAGCTGAGACTAATAAAGCTAATAAAGAATATAAAGGAAAGATGGCAGAAATTGATAATAGAAATTCTTTAGCACAACAAAAGTTACAATTGGAAAGAGATAAAATAAAATTAGCTCGTGAAAATCAAGCTAATGATCTAGCTGTAGCAAAACAAAATGCAAAAGGTCGAAATAAATAAGTAAATAATTACATTCATTATAGCACGAAAATAGTTAATGCTATATTATCTCGAATATTTATAAAAATACATAAATAAAGTTTTGTAAATCAATATGACTGAATTAACTTTACAGTCATACAAGTAAAAAAACCAAGTTTTAATAAAAAAAATAACTACATATGTCTGATAATTTACAGCCACAAGGTAACTTTGGCATTCAAGATACCGTAAATATGGGATCTGGAGATGCACAATTGCTAAATGATTTAATGGCTCCAGAAACTGCAAGTGGCAGTCCTGAGACCGTTGAACCAATAATAAAAGAAACTGAAGATGTTATACCAGCTACACAGGCACCGAAAGGTAAGGATATTATTCCTCCTAAAAGTGTAGATGGAAAAACAGATGAAGAAAAGCAAACAGGGGAATCTCTTATTTCTGATTTTTTAAGTAATGATCCTGATGCAATTGAGGAAGAAGAAGAAGTTGAAATTGATATACCTGAAGTCGAAGAACCTAAAGATGTTCTTGATGAAGTGGTAAGCGATGAAGAAGCTGAAGCTGGTTCTGCAAACTTTGAAGCACTATCAAAAGATCTATTTGATCTAGGAGTGTTTAATAAAGAAGAAGGAGAAGAAGTAAGCATTGAAACTCCTGAAGATTTTTTAGCTCGATTTGAATCTGAAAAGAAAAAAGGAGCACAAAGTTTAGTCCAAGACTTTATAGGTCAATTTGGAGAAGATTATCAAAATGCATTTGAGTCCATCTTTGTAAAAGGTGTAGATCCAAAAGAATACTTTGGAGCATATAACCAGATAGTAAATTTCTCTGAAATGGATCTATCCAAAGAAAACAATCAAAAGCAAGTAATGCGTGAAGCACTTCTTGCACAAGGATTTGAAAAAGAAGACATAGGTAAAGAAATAGAGAGATTAGAAAATTACGGTGATCTCGAAACAGTATCTACTAGACATCATAAGGTGTTAGTAAAAAAGGAAGCTGCAAAGCTTGCGAAACTAGAAGCAAAGTCACAACAAGAGTTACAAGCAAAATCTGATATTAAAAATCAGTATGTAACAAATGTACAGACTATACTTTCTGATAAAGTGAAAAATAAAGAGTTTGATGGTATACCTATTAACTCTAATTTAGCTAACGAACTACAAGACTTCTTAATAACAGATAAGTGGAAAACACCTACTGGAGAAACACTGACTGACTTTGATCGTTCTATTTTAGATTTGAAAAGACCTGAGAACCATGAACAAAAAGTCAAAGTAGGTTTACTCCTTAAGATGTTAGAAAAAGATCCAACCTTATCAAGTATACAAAAAGCAGGCGTGACTAAAAAGTCAAACAAGCTATTTGGAGAAGTTGCGAGACAAGTTACTAAATCAAAAACAGTTGCTTCAACTAAAACAACGAGTAAACAGAAACCAAATTCATGGTTCATATAATAATTATTAATTAATAAAAAACGAATAAAATGGCAATTCAAACAATCCCAGGTTTAACTGGTTTTACTTATGCACGAGTGGCGTCTATGGATGCACGTGCTGTAGGTAAACTTACAGATTCAAACCACTTAGAGTCTTTTCACTCTACTGAGCCTGCAGATTATGATAAAAAGATTATCAGTCTGTACACTCAATCTTCATTGTATAGCAATGATTTCCTAGACATGATCAATAAGAGTACACCTTACTATATTGATACAAACAGTGATTCATGGAAATGGAACATTGCAGTACCTTACAAATTCCCAAAAATTATTGACATTCCTAAATCTACGCAAGATATTATTGCTGCTACAGGTAAAGTGGGAATCGATGGACAAGAGTTCGAATTAATATTGAGTTCTGACGAATTCTCTAAGAATGCGATTATTTCTGTTGGTACACGTCAGTACGGACCACGTTTTTACGTGATCAAAGATCCACAACCATGGAACATGGGATGGATATATAAATTTACACTTGTTAGTGATAACCCAACAGTAGATTTCGTTAATACTACATTTTTAACACAAGGTGTTGAATTAGAATTAGTAGATGCTGCAATTGGAGAATTCGATCAAGATTTATTAGGTCTTCCAAGATTAGGTGAAGAGATCACTATGTTTGAATCATTAGGTTCTGCATATGGATATGAGCACAAAATTACGGAATGGGCTGATGATAAAATGTTAAGAGACTCTTCTGGGAAACCATTAGATATTTTAGTATATGCACCACAACGACGTAATCAACTTCCTTTAAGAAGAGAAGATGTTAAGTGGGAGCCGTTCATTGAATTCTGGATGCGTAAATCTATGTTAGAATTAAAAGTTAAACGTATGATCTGGGCTTCTCCAGGTACAGTTAAGACTAATGGTTCTAAACAAGAATTAAAAAGAACTTCTGCTGGTGTATATCACAGAATGAGAAATAACGGAAACTTAGTACAGTATAACAGAGGTGAATTCTCTGCTAACTTAATACGTGCAGTTTTCGGTGATCTATTCTATCGTAGAGTGGATGTTAAAGACCGTAGAGTTAAGATGTATACTAATGAGGCTGGATTCGATGTATTCCAACAAGCTCTTAAGAATGATGCACTTAATTCTGGACTTACTTTCATGGCAGATTCTGGAAACAGATATATGCAAGGTGAAGGACAGAACATCACTTATAACTTTGCATTCGACGCAATGGTTACAAGAGAAACAGGTCGTGTTGAATTGATTCACTTAAAAGAACTTGATTTACCACAAACTAATTTAGAATTTGGACAAAACATGAAATCTACTCCAGTATTTATGGTGTTTGATGTTTCTCCACTATCTGATGGTGCAATGGTAAACAATATCCGTGAAGTTCGTATGAAGGGTGCACCTTCTATGACATGGGGTTATATTGATGGTACTCGTTCCCACTTAGGCTTTGCAAAGTCTCAAGGAATGCAGTCTGCTAACAAATTCCCAGGTTATGAATTATGGATGAAAGATCGATGTGATGTATTCATTGAAGATTTATCAAGAACTGTACTTATAGAAGAAATTCCACAGTTCTAGTAACAATATCCGAGAAGTGTCCCCTCACCCACACTGTCCCTCCTCAGAGGGGATAACTTTCTCAACAACCAGAGTGCTGAATTAACTTTCTACCTATTGAATTAGAGCACTCTACAAATAGTAATAAACCAAATAAATTAATTAAACTACATTATGGGTAAATTAGGAAAAATCTCTACGATTAAAAGAGAGTATAATGGTAATCAATTACAAACACTTCAAAGTGGCTTATCATCTCAAGGTATGACAAGAATTCCTGGAACAGGAGTTTTTAAATATCCTTATAAAGAATTAGATGGAAAATACAGAACAGGACTAGATCCTGATGCTGGTTATATTAAACGTATAGCAGATCCAACTGAAAAAGAACTTGAAATCGAAAGAGTTACTGCTCTTAGAGACAGGTTACAATCATCATTGGGTGATATAGATTTAGGACCAAGAGCTAAGTTCTGGAATTACGGACTGTCTCAAGGAACTAATGATGATCTACATGTAAAATCTGTAAAACTTTTAGATGGTGATAATTTTTATGACTTAAGTGTTCCTATTCAAGAAATTTGTTTTGCTTGGCTGAGAGTACATCCAACTATTGCATCTTCATACGGTGCATGGCAAAGAGGAGAATTTCCAGCTGATACACAGTTTTATGTTGTAAATGATGAAATTGAAAGTCAACTTGTTTATAAAAAGAAACAGTCTATCAACAAAGCAATTGTTAAGTTTGATGGAATGAGTCCAGAGAAGAAAAGAAAAGTCGGAAGACTATTAGGACTTCCTGTAACAAACGAATCTAAAGAAGAAGTGGTTTATAATTTAGTAGACAATATGTTAAAAGAAACCGAAATGAAAGGTGGAACATTCCAAGGATTAAATCCTATAGAAGTGTTTAACAGATTTGCTGACATGAAAGAAAATTTACTCCATATAAAAGATTTAATTAAACAAGCTATAACACACTCTATATATAGAATCAAACCAAGCGGTAAGGTTTATGAAGGAGAATACGAAGTAGCAATGGACGAAGAAGAATTAGTAAAATATATGATTGACGAAGATAATCAAGATGACTTACTAGTACTTGAAAAGAAATTGAAATCTAAAAAACTAGCTTCTGTATAAGAAGTTAGTTTTAACAAACATAGTTAAATATGATACCAGTAGATAGTTTATTATATAAAATAGATCAAAAACTAAATAAACTATCAACTAACGAGCACCAACAGATTGCATTAGAAGACAAAATCTTAAGCTTGAATGAAGCTCAGATTAAGTTGATAAAACAAAAAGTTGATGGTTTTAGTGTCCCTAACCGATTAGGTTATGATGCTTTTAAAAAAAGGTATGAGGATTTACAGAATCTAGTTATAGATTTTACAAATCAACCACTTACGTTAGAGGAATCTAACAAAGAATTAAATCAATGGGATGCAGATCTTACTCTCCTAACACCTAAATACATGTTTTATGTAGATAGCTATGTGTTAGCAGACAAAGGTAGATGCAAAAATCGAAAGATATGGATTAATAAAGATCTAAGTAAACATGGAGATCTATCTATTTTACTTAACAATGATCATTATAAACCAAGTTTTGAATATCAGGAAACCTTAAATGGCATATCCTCTAATTCAATAAGCATTTACACGGATGGAACTTTTACTCCCACAACTATACAAGTAATGTACATGAGATATCCTGTCTATATAAATAAGACAGGATACATTATGTTAGATGGAACACCATCGACAGATGTAAATTGCGAACTAGAACTATACTTAGAAGATGAAATTGTAGATTTAACAGTTCAGAATCTAGCTATGTATACAGAGAATGCTGCTGCGGTTCAAAGTGCACAATTCAGAATTCAAACAAATGAATAATTATAACCCTAAAAAAAAGAATAAATTATGAGTACATTCGCATTAACCACGTTATTCGTGGTGCCAGTAGGTCAGACAACTCTGCCTAGCACTGGTTCGACTCAAGACCTTACAAAAGGTCAAGTAGGATTTTTCAATAGCTCCTATGCTACAGTAACTGCTGGAACAATAGCTGCTTCTCCGTATTTCTACGTAGCACAAGGTAGAGAAAACACCTATTTACAAGGATCAAAAAGATCTGACAAAATTAAAGGATGCCCATCAGCTGGTGCTTCTTGCAACTCTAACGTTACAGAATGGTACAAAGCTTCTGGTTGTGATACTGCTGCTAACCAAATTACTGACGTTACAGACTTTAAAGTACAATGTGGTGAAATAGTAACATTAACACTACGTGCTTTTTCTAGTTATATTAATACTTTATACTTCAACGGATTTACACGTTCAGTAACCGTACAAGCTCCATGTTGTGAGTGTGGAGGTGATGTATGTACTGATGTTGACACTAACGCATTAATCAACTCTTTAATTGTTAAGTTAAACCAAAGCGCTCCTGGAGATAATCCAGATAACGTATCTTTTAAAAGTTTCTTTACTTTTGAAAATGTTGGTGGAACAATACTAAGAATCCACGGTAAACCATTAACTAAATATGGACAACCATGTGACGTTGCTGCATTCCCATTTGAATATGATAGAATGTACTTCAACACATTTATATATGATGGACCAGCTACTACTGCTGATTTTATTGTTGCTGATTCTTGTAACATTGTTGCAACCTCTACCATAACTCAGAATTCTACATATCCTTCAGGACTTGCTGCTGAATGGAAACAAGCAGAAATTAATTACTATAGCTACCAAGCTGGGTATTTAAAATCTCTATATAGAATGGGTGGATACAACGAGAACTTTGAGTCTTATGTGACTGAAGGAACTGTATATGATAGCTACTATATTCGTTTTAATGAATATGATAAAGGAGCATACCAATGGGGTGACTATATCCATCAAGATTCTATCGTGATGATTGCTGTCCCAAATGAAGCGTCAGTTGCTGGTATTGCTACTGCTGTAGAGGCTGTCTTAGTTGGAGCTTTAGGAGCTGTTGTTGATAACAATGAGTGTATCACAACTACAACTACTACAACTGCTGCTTAATAAAAAAGTATACATAATACAATACTAACCTATAATACCAGAGGTGTGAGGATAATACTCAATCCTCTGGTATTTTTTTTTAAATAAATTTATGGCAGCTAATTTTCAGTTAGATCTTATTGTTCCTCCAAGTTATAGTGTAAATCTACTTGCTGTTACAGATGCATCTGTCTATCCAGACAGCCCTCCTGTAGTATCAGCACCTAGTATTGAGATTCAAATTCCTGGATTTGGAACAAAGATAATCCCTTTTATACCTTTAGATACAAACATTTTTGCGTCAGATACCTTAGGCATTACTGAAGCTGGATGTAAACAACCTATTCCAGATGGAATTTACCATTTGAAATATTCGGTTGCACCTTCATATTTAAACTATGTTGAGAAAACAATTATGCGTATAGACAAACTTCAAGAGAAATTTGACAATGCATTTTTAAAACTTAACATGATGGAGTGTGCTAGTGAAATAAAAACACAGTCAAGTGTTACATTAAATACAATTAATTTCTTTATTCAAGGCTCTGTAGCAGCTGCTAACAATTGTGCTGAAAAGGAATCAACAACATTATATAATCAAGCTAGTAACATGCTTGATACATTTATAAAATCAAACTGTGGTTGTACAGGTAACAACTACACAATAAACTTTCATTAATTATGGCGCAATGTGCAGGATGTGGAGCTCAGGTGGGATGTGGTTGTAGACTAAGTAACGGTCTATGCAGCACCTGTCAGCCCAAAGTAAATAAAAAGTAAAGTAAAAAAGTAAGACATATGTTATCACCAAGACTAACGAATTGTAAAGAATGTGCAAACATTCCTGATTTACTTAGAAAAATAGATTGTAAATTAGCAGAGCTAGGAAACAACTTATACAACAATGTTGTATTTATGTTGAACAGACCTATTGCTGTTAGTCAGATTTCAGAGCTGTTAGTATACAAACGTGTACTAACTTTTCGTTATTGTGATACACATTATGCATCAGGATGTCCGGAGGTAAGTACAGAAGATATTGCAAGCAAGGTTATTCGTCTTACTGCTGGTTGTGTTTCATTATGTAATGAACCTACAGTGTGTGAGATTACAACATGTGCTATAATTCCTTGTCCTAATCCAACAACAACAACTACAAGTACCTCTAGTACCAGCACTACTACAACCACTAGCACCACAGCAACACCAACCACCACCACTACTACAACAATAACCCCAGATTGTAGAATAGAAGGATGCTTTGATGTTATAGCTTCAACTACTACAACTACTTCAACATCTTCAACATCTTCGACTACTACTACTAGTACAACTGTTGTACCGTTTGATTGTGCAGAGCCATTTAACTTAAGTTCTCCTGAAGCCTTTCCTAATGTTATCACTGGAAATGGAACTAAAGTATTGAGTAATGGAGTTTTGCTAACTACATCGTATACTCCAAATATGTTTAACCAGCCTCCTATCTATGTAGCTGGCGTCCCAGGTACAATAGAAATATGTAATGGAGCATACCTAACTGCTCAGTCTGGTGGACAAGGAACATTGTCAATGCGTGGAGGTTCAACTATTGTAATGGACTTTAATCCTCCAATAAATGCTATAGCGTTTGTCACTCAGGGTTATGGTTCTAGTCAAAATCCATCAGCGCAAGAGACTGTGGTTATAACATCTACTGATGTAATTGTTGCTACTGAATTAACAGCATGTGGTGACTATGCAACAACACAAATAAGTCAAAATGAAATTAATTTAACTGGATCACAAGCTCTTTATCCAACGTATTCTTCAGGAGTTACAGCAATTTCACCAATTAGTGGAGGTATAAGTCAATTACAAATTACAATTAACCCACCTGCTGATGAATTAGCTGGTATTTCTTTTGATTTTTATGTATGTCCTGGCAGTAGTCCAATAACTACGACAACAACTAGCACGTCTAGTACAACTACTACAACAACAACTGCTGCATGTGTGGATTGTATTCCTGGTGATGTAACAATTGGAACACAAACCTGGAGTAAGTGTAATTTAAATGTTGATACATATTTAAATGGTGATCCAATTCCAGAAGTAACAGACCCAAGTGCTTGGGTAGGATTAACTACAGGAGCTTGGTGTTACTATAGCAATGATTCTGCAAATGAACCAACTTATGGAAAATTATATAATTGGTTTGCTGTTAATGATCCAAGAGGGTTAGCTCCTGCAGGTTATCATATTCCAACTAATGATGAACTAATTACATTAATTAATTATATTGACCCAGCTTCATCAGGAGGTGCAACTGTACCAAATAATGCAGGAGGTCCATTAAAAGAAGTACAATTCTGTCATTGGCAGGCACCTAATACTGCAGCAACAGATAGTTCAGGTTTCACAGGTCTTCCAGGAGGTAGTCGTGAGACTCTCTCTGGGGTGTTTGCTGGTATTAATGAGTTTGGTACCTGGTGGAGTAGTACAGAAGATATAGTAGGGCCTGATGCTTTTGCTTTTAGTTTATACAATAATCAGACTTGGGCGTATAGAAATGACTGGAATCAAAATCACGGTTATTCAGTTCGTCTAATAAAAGATACAGGAACTACAACTACAACTAGTACAACAACTGTTGCTCCTACTACCACTACTACAACTACAGTGGCACCAACTACTACTACAACAACAACTCTTGCACCATTAGTTGGATGTCTAGAGTTTGACTATTTAACTCTTATAGTTATTAGCGATTGGATTCTAGATCCACCTACTTCCTCTCTATATGCTCGAGCAGCTTTTAATACAGGACCAACTACAAACACAACAAGTTATACCAGCTGGTCTCAAGTTCCAAATACCAACTATGATGTAGTATTTAATATAGGAGGAGTAGACTATACAGCAGTGTATCAATTTATCAATGTTGGAACTGGAGGAGTTACTGTTCCTTATGGTAAATTTAGTATTAACAGTGTCAACTTCTTATCTATGTCTACATTCCAATTTTCAAAGATAGATGCAAATGGTAATGACTTATCATCAATACTTTCTACCTTTGATCATACAACTGGAGATGGTTATAAAGTTACTGCATATGGAGATTGTACAACACCAACAACTACAACAACAACCACTAGTGCAAAAAGCTACGATATTGATTGGCAAGTTGTTGGACAAGGAAATGGATTTAAAGAAGCAAAATTAGAATTATTTAAAAATGGAGCGAGTGTAGTAACTCAAGTTATTACTAATGGCACGCCTTCGGTACAAGGATTGTTTGCAAGTTCTAACGGTGATGTTATTAGTGCTAAACTTAGTACTAAGAACTTAACAACTGAACAGACTCAAGTGCAGAATAGTTTTTCATTGGTAGGAGCAGGAGGTCTGCAAGAATTAGATACAGATATACTACAACCACCTGCTGGTGGGGTCATAAATTCACTTGTAACTAACTTTAGTACTGAATATACTCAACCTGGTATTAATAGTGGTCCTTTATTATTATTTAAAGTAAATCAAGAACAAATAGCATCATCTGAAATTACTATGTCGCTTACTAATAACGGTGCTAATTTTAACTTTGAAATAGAAGATAATGATCAGCCAGGTGATCCTGTAGTATTTAGTATACCAACAAATAGTCCAATTTGGAATGGCATTTATGATTATGACTTCTTAGTTGGTAGAGAATATACAGTTACATTTCCATATTCAAACAACGAACCTGGAGGGGTATCTACTGAACTAGTTATAAGCGGTGGTGGAATTACACCATTTAGCGATCAGGTGGATAATCCTTCTGGTTCAGTAAACACTATAACCCATACATTTACAGTATTAAATGCTACATCAATAGTAATTGACGCATATCAATATTAATAACAAATAAAATAAAAAAATTATGTCAACACAAAATTGCTCAAATTGTTATAACGGATGTACTGAAATTACTTCAGACAGATGTGTTAAATATACAGGAGTAGATGTTCCTATTTTAGGAATACAGACTGGAGACTCTCTATCTTTTGTAGAGCAGGCTATTATAACTTTCTTAAGTTCTACAATTGATGGAACAGGAGTATTTCCTATAATACAACCAACTGATATATGTCCAATCGTAGAAGCTAACTTGCCAGTATGTGATCCGCTTTCTTTAAATAATTATCTTACAGGTATAGTTCAAACTATCTGTAACTTAAATGAACAAATACAACTTATAGAAGAAAGTGAACCAACCAGTGCATATGAGGTAGGGTGTGTGTCAGGAGTAACAGATAACACTTCTACTCAAGATGTTTTACAACAAACTATAGTAAAGTTATGTGAAGTTGAGCAATCACTAAATACTTTCATTACAGATGTTACTACTAACTATGTAAGAATCGTTGATATAAATACATATATAGATAACTATTTTAACACTAACCCTACACAACAATTAATAAATAATAGAATGGTTCCATTCTCTGCTCAACCTTATTTTGGAGACTTGTCTCCATTTAGTCAGTCAGGAGCTGGTATAGGCGTTTGGGATAGAATCTTTTTATGTAATGGGCAAAATGGAACACCTGACCTTAGAGGAAGAATACCAGTTGGTACTACTAGTGGAATGGGAGGAGCTTCGTTAGATTCTGCAGTTGACCCTAATGTAGCTGGAAACCCAACATATAATCTTAATACTCCTGTTGGAACTAACAGTGTTACATTAGGTATTACACAAATACCTTCACATACACATACAATTACCATTGGACCATCAACTCCTACAATAACTCCTACAGGATGGGCAGCAGGACCTTACGTTGGTCCTGGTATTGGTGGAGGGTTTAAAGGTGGGGACAATGGCTTTAGAGAGAGACAGTTTACTGCAGATCCCCTTCCACCACATTCACATACTGCTGGGATAGATCCTACAGGTGGAGGATTATCACATGCTAATTTTCAACCTGGCCTTGGATCATATTATATAATTTACATACCTTAAAATAAAAACAAAATGGCATACTTACCTGTAAATCCTTGTTGCACAGATGTAGTTTCAAACACCCCTTGTGGATGTTCAAGCACTACAAGCAATAATCCTTGTGCAACTGGGGTACATTATTCAAAGTCTATTACATACAATGGACCTATATTACCTTGTTCAAATGTGCAACCTTGTGATGATTTAAACATTGCTTTGTCTAAAATTGACGCAATTATTTGTACATTGGTAAACCAACAAGCAATCAATACATCTGAAATTGCTACTATAAAGCAGCAAGTAATAAGTATAAATCAAACATTAACAACTTGTTGTGACTCATAATGGAAGCAATCTTAACACTAAATACAGCAGGAAATAATACTGGATCTTTTAATCTGTTTTCAGACGTAGATGGATTTAGTGTTGCTTTTCAAACAAATGTAACTAAAACCCAGTTATTGAATGGGTATACAGCTGTGATGCCTGATTACACTACTATAGTAAAAGTAGCATCAGGTTCAGTTTGTAAAAATAGTATTGAGATAACACTAGAACAAACAACCACAACAACCACCACAATAACACCGTAGGACAATGACAATACTTATAACATTAACTTTAGCAGGCATAGATACAGGTCCATTTGATCTATATTCTGATGCAGATAATTATACAGTTGCATTTGATACTAATGTTTCCAGACAAGATCTATTGGATGGTTACACTTCTAATAATGCCCCTGCTGGAACTACTACTGTTAGGTTAGATAGTACAAATCAGACTTGCGGTTCAGTGGATATATATTCTTGTGCTACACCAAATTGTGATTTTACAGGAGAGATACTTTGTGATGTTACAACAACTACAACCAGCACATCTTCATCTTCAACTACAACTACTACTACTACATCAAGTGGACCTGGACCAATTACTTCACTATGTCTTTGGTCAACTCTTAACGAAGGAACCTCCGGAGAACTAGGAGTATATAATATAGACACCAATGTAGTAACTACAGTATTAGTTCCTAATGACTTTTTAGTAACCCAAGGTGTAACTAGACCTATGTGTAGTACACAAAATAAACTTTGGTTAGCTAGTGAAACAGACCTTACCCAGAACAACTTTATAATTAGAGAATATGATGTAACTTTTACATCAGGTAATGTAGGTTTATCTTTTACAAGAGACATTACTGTTAGCACACAAGGTATCCTAACATACCCTGGTTATTCTAGAGTTGGTTCTGAATGTACGGCACTAACTGCTATTAATGATACAAGTATAATAATAGTTTTTGGTGGACCAACTGCTACTGTTACTTCACCAGATGTATGGGGTTTTACTATTGATATAAGTCAAACAGGTAATATTGCTAAAAATCTAAATTCTACTATTGGAAGAACTGTTAAACCTGTAATAAATACCTATGGTAAGGTTGTTTCAAACCCTAGACTACTATATCTTAATAACGGTGATGTTATTACTAGTGTGAGGATGGATGGCGAAGCTGATAGTCCTTATAATGGGAATTATCTACAACAATACAACATTCCAAATAATGATCGTATAACTGGAACTATGAAGTTGCAGGATTTAGGCATTCCAGAATTTACCGTTAATTACACTTCTGAGAAATATATAGATATATTCTCAATAAATAGTAAATTATATGCTCTTCAACCAGAATTAAATAGAGTATATGAAATATCACAAACTCCTGACTACCAACAACAATCATCAAATCTTGTAGGTACAAATGTAAAAAGTTTATCTACAACTAGTGGTTGTGCAGATATTACCCTTTATGCAGAACCAGAATGTGAATCTACTACAATACCTAATATGTACGACCAAGCAGGAGATGTGTACATAGGTCCAGTACCGTTTACGTATGCAGGTATGACTGTTATGGCTAGTAGTACACTTGCTGCTGGATCTAACGGAATTGTTGATAATCAAGTGGGGACACGATATAAGTTGTGCGCTTATACTGGACTGGTTATAGCCTATGACTTTATTGTTCAAGGGTCCGTATTTGAAATTACACTAACGTTTGCTCAACCTGTAAATAATATTCCAATAACAGCTGCAGTACTAAATACCGTATTAACTGAAGAAGGTGAATTTAGTAGTGGAGATATTTATCAAGTAGATACAAATACAGAAACTCCAACTCTTTCAATATCGACAGGTAATGGAGTTAAGGTTATTGGTAACCAGTTTGGAGGAATGGATTATAATAATAATGACAGTAATGGAGAGTTTATTGTAACTTGTGAAACTAACTATACTATATTAACTTTATCAGGACAAGCTCCTACTGGTGGACCAGTTGGATTAGGTTGTTTAGGGGTTGAAAAAAACTGTACATGGGCATTCCCTGCTAGAGGATCAGCTGGAATTGATACAGTATTTATATATAACCCAATAAATAATACATACTTACCACAATCTCTTTCAAATGGGTTTGGGTTTGTAACCGATTATAAGAGAAGTCATTGTAGCTCAGAGAACACTTTGTTTTATACGTCTATAGACACTGCAACTAATATTATTAGTATAAAAAGATACGATATATCACAAGGTTTAACGTATATTGATGAGGTGGTAACACCTACTCCTCCTGCTGGTGAAGCTTGGGTTGGAACAAATCTTTGTGCGATAGATGATAACACTCTTTTACTAAATTCGTATAATCCGTCAAACGTTCCTTACAGTGGTAAAATATATAAACTAGTTATAAATATAGATGGTACAACTACAATAACGTTCTTGTTTCCTTTAAATCAGAGAACCTCTTACTGGAGAGGTCCACTGTTTTCAAATAACAAAATAATGTACGCATATGAAGATACAGAAGTTTCTCCTTCTCAGTATAAATTAGCTCAACGAGAATATCCTAGTGGACCTATAGAGTTGCAAATAAATATATCATCTTTACAAGTAGCTGGTACATCTCCAGATGGATACTTCATAACCAACTCTTCTAATTTATTATTTGTTTTTGAAGATAAAATGTATTTACTTGTAAGTGGTATTACGTTATATGAAATAGATACAACTTTTCCTTATAACGTTACGTTAATAAATGACAATACAGCATTTTTTGGTGAAGGAGTATCTAATAATTCACATCTTAGAGCTTTTTCTAATTCAGGTGAATGTAGTTCAAACTTATCTTTCATTCCAACAAATGAAACTACAACCACTAGTACCACTATTACAACTACTACAGTTTATGTACCTGCAGGAGTAAAAACAATATGGACTACATTTTCAGCCTACACATCCCCAATATAAATAAGCTATGGAAGGAAAAATAACAAAAGAAGTATCAAAAAAGATTAAGGAATTAGCTATTCAATATCCTCAAGCAGTTTCTATTGGTTTGGGTAAAAAAATAACTAATGGAGTTGATACTGGAGAATTTGCTATAGTTATATCTATACCAAAAAAGAAGAAACTTTCTGAACTTACATCTTCTGAAATAATAGTTGATAATGTAACTATAGAAAATGAAGGAGTGGTAAAAGTAGATATTATAGAAGAAACTATTATACAACATTTAGGATGTGACGCATTTTGCGGTAACACAGCACCAGGTTCAAATAATGCAGCTAATAGAGCAACCAATCAACTGATGCAAGGGGGTATTTCCTTCTCTAGCAGAAATAATACAAAAACTGTAGGAACATTAGGAGGAATGGTAAAACATGTAGAAACTGGTACAACCGTAGGTTTAACTAATAATCATGTATCAATAAATGATGCTTTTTACACTTCAGATAGAGACATAAATAATCAATACTTAAATGATGCATTTCCAGTTAATCGTGTGTATCAAAATGGAGAAAGTGGTTCTAACACTCCTGTTAGTAATAATATGGGAGTTAGTCTAAGGTATGTACCTATTCATAAAAAAAGTACAGGTATATGGAATCAAGTAGATGCAGCTATCTGTTCTATAGTTCAATCTAGATTTAATATAAATACTGCTTGGAATCAAATAGGGTTAGAATCTATATTAGGTAGTACTGCTCCACCTTTTGCTAGTACAGCTGAATTAGATTTATTATTAACTATCAATCCTCGTGTATATAGTTCTGGAAGAACAACTGGACCAAAAGGATTAATGCCTGAATGTCCTATGACAATATCAGCAGTTGATGCGCTTGTTACCAGTATAGGATACCAAATGCAGAATCCTACACAAGCAAACTTATCAGATGGTCAGAATAGTCCTTATTATGTAGTCTGTCAATTTGATAGAGCTATTAAGTTTGTAAAACCAAATAACGATACACCTGACAGTACAGTTCCAGGATGTACAAATCCTATATTTAGTGGAGATTCTGGATCTTTTCTTTTAGCAGAATTAAATGGGACTATTAAAATAATAGGACTTTGTTATGCAGGAAGTTCAAATAGTCAAGGTCAAGTAACCACAGGAGTCGCCTGTAGGATAGATGATGTAGTACAACAATTAGGAATAGCTGCATATGATCCAGATGATATATTAGCTGGAACATTAGCTGACCCTGACAGTATAATATATATTACAGAACCAGGAACAAGTGATGATAAAATAAGATCTTGTGATTCCAAAACATACTGGCAAGCAGGTTTTACAGATACATTAGAAAATCAATGCGTATAATAAATTAAGATATGTTAATACAAATAACTATAACAATTCCTCCAACTGGCAGTGCTGGACCATTTGATTTATTTTCAGATGCAAATGCATACAGTTCTCCATTTCAAACACAAGTTCCAGCTATTGCTTTAGAAAATGGCTATGTGGTAACACTTCCTATAGGTGCAACTATTATTAGAGTGTGTTCTGTTGGTACGTGTGAAAACTGTATTGACTTACCAACTAATTGTCCAACTACAACTACAACATCTACTAGTTCAACGACTACAACTACAAGTACAAGTAGTACAACTACAACAACTACCACTGCACCTCCGCCGTATGAATTTAACTTTGAGTTATATACACAAACTCCAGGTTATATAGGAACTGTAAATTTAGTAATAAGTGTAGATGGTTCTCCTGTAACAAATACGACAATAACTAGTGGGGCTGATTTTGCATCTGGAACTATCAATATACTAGAAGGTCAAGTTGTAACCGCAACTATTACTAACTCTAATGTAGGAACTTGGGATCTACGAAATATAGTTAGCAAAGACGGTAGCGCTTATCAACCTGAAGATGCTTGTGATGATTGTAATCAATTAATTACACCACTTTTTTCTTCATATACAATGGAGCCATTTAATACACTTTTTCAATTTGGAGGAAATATAATTGTTCCAACAACAACTACAACAACAAGTACAAGCACAAGTACAAGTACAAGTACAACAAGTACGACAAGTACAACTACTACTATAGCGTGTTGTTTAAACGGTCCAGTTGCAGTAATTGTTCCACCTACTACCACCACTACAACTTCCTCAGGAGGCTTTCTTGAGCCAGCTATGATTTCATCACAAGGTGCAAACAATAGCAGTTCAGCATGTGGTTTAAATTTAAATAGTGCTATATGGGCAAGAGTTGAAATTTCAGGAGCAATTTCGCCAGGTGATACCTTGTGGAATAATCCAACTGGAACTAGTCCTTATAATGGAATAGGTAACTTTAGACATTTACAACTAACAGAAAGCATAAGTGCTCAATCCGAAAAAGGAGTATATCTACCTGACGGAGATAATGCGATTATTTCACCTTTCTCAATATGTTCATAATCATTTAAAAAATAATAAAATGGCACCACCACCACTAAAATTTCCTGTAAAAGTAACTCTCGTAAGCGCTTGTTCAAGTTCAGGACCTTGTGACATATATGGAAACTCAGATAATTTTACACAACCTCTTGTTCAAAATGTATTGATATCTACACTTACTAGTCCTAATGGATATGTTTTTATAGCAGGCCTTCCTTCTGGAACTACTATTTTAAGAATTCAAAATACAGGAACTTGTACAAACTATGTAGATGTGCCAATAACATTTTAATAATTATGAAAGAATCAATACAAATACAATCAAATAACATTGGTATAGATGCAGGTCCATTTAATATATTTTCCCAAGTAAATGGATTTACAGAAGCATTTGAAACTGATATAACACCTGTGCAATTACTTATCGGATTTATTTCTTATAATGCACCTGTTGGAACTACGACTATACGAGTGGTATCAACTAGTGAGGATTGTAATGAGTATGTAGAGGAGACAGTAGACGATGTTCCAATCTGTCAAGATAAGGTAGTGGTATTTCAAGTTTGTAACTCAAACGCTTTAGTAGATGATAATTTTGATGTTTTTCTAAATGGAGTTTTAATTGGAAACTTAGACTTGCAACAACCTGCTCAAGTTGGTTCAGTTTTCATAGGCAGTACTTCTACTTTAACTATAGGAACTTCAGATTTCACATGTCCTTTAAACTTAATGCAGGAGTTCTTTTTTGACCCTGCTCTTATATCTACTACTAATGTTATAGATATGGTAAATACCCAAAATAATGGAAACGATAATGCAGGAACATTTGAAATAAGAAACTATGAATTAACCGGCACTGTGTTATCAAATGCTTGTATTGTAAAAAATGCTAATTTTGAAGGACTTAGTGGTGATAGTTTTCAATTCGATTGGAACTATACTCAATGTTGTCCAGACCCCACATAAAAAAGTTCTCTTTTGTTGGTTTTAGAGAACTTCTCCTAGGGACTACATGTCCTTAGGAGTTTTTATTTATAACGAGATTAGTTATAAAGAATAAGTGTCTCTAGTAAATTTATTTGTAATATCCAAAATAAATTCCATATCTTTACCATATTTAACTAAAACCACATACTATGTCGTACTCTGAAGATTTACTCGTCCAGTTAAAATCAATGTTAGCTTGGAAGAAGAGTAAAAAGTTTTATGCTGAGAAGTTGCAAATTACAGAAGATGAAGTGAATGATTTGCTAAAAGATATTAAAAAGGAAAATAAAGATCCTTTAGAAGAATTTACAAAAGAGTCAAGTAAGTTTGAAGAATTAGAATTTGTAAAGAAGGTAAACAAAGAAAAGGGTACAATAGAAAGTACTGTTACTTTAGACTTTGAACCAAAAAGTGAAATAGATTTAGCTGCATTGCACAAAATAGATCTATCTAAATATATAATTACTAATTACTGGTCTAAACTACTCCCTAGTGGAAGGTTTACATCTTCTGTGTTTTCTAAAAGAAAACAACCTAAAGATTATACACCAGAAGACTTTAAACAGTTTTTAGAAAACTATAAGTCAAACTACATTCCAACTCCTACACCAGAAAGAAACGATCACAAAGATCTTGTAGATATTGAGTTATCTCTTTCAGATTTTCATTTAGCAAAACGATATGTAGATGGGGATAATGATCCTGGAACTAGAGCTGTTAGATTTATTAACGTAGCTCAAAAGTTAATAGACAAAGTTAAATCAGTATATGATATAAATAGAGTGGTCTTCCCTATATCAAATGATTTTTTCCATACCGATAATTATCAAAATCAAACAACAAATGGAACACCTCAAGATGTCATATTAGATTATGCCACTGAGTATGAATTAGGATTTTCTATTCTTGTAGACACTATTAAGATGTTAAAGTCAAACTCTTTGGATGTTCAAGTGATATTGGTTCAAGGTAATCACGATAGAACTAAATCATTTTATTTAGCACATGCGCTAGATGTATACTTTCAAGATGAACCAAATGTATTCTTTGATAGAGAAGAAGGCTTAGTAAAAGCAACCGTAATAGGTAATACATTCATTGGTTTTCATCACGGTAATTGTAAAATAGAGGCACTACCTTTATTATTTGCAACACACCCAAAGTATAGTAAATGGTTTGGAGATTCTACATATAGAGAAGTTCACACTGGTGATAAACATCACTATATGGCTAAAGAAATCAAAGGAGTGAGAATACAGCAAATGCCTAGTTTATCTGGAACAGATAGGTGGCATAAAGATAATAATTTTGTACATAGTGTACGAGCTGCTCTAGCTTTAGTCTATGACTTTAAAGTAGGAAAGGTAGCTGAATTTGAAGAAAGAATATAAACATGGCAACAAAATACGGAAAACCTACCCCAGGTAAAAATGTAAAAGCTCCTAAGGTTCGTCCTTATAATATGAAAAATAATTATATGAGAGAGGCTGATCAATTAGGAGGTATACTAGGTAACAGAACACGCAAAACACCATAAGATGGCAACACTAAGAAAATTAGTTTCAGATGTGCGATCTATGCACAAGATATTATCAACAGACGCACTTATCACAGATCGAGCAATTGCTTCTGAGGTTAAGAATAATGCCCAATTGTTAATTAAGAGAGAAACTAATTTAAGAAAACTATGGGCTAGTGATACATTATTTACTACCATCCCATGTTTAGAAATGAAAGAAGTACCTATTTCAGAGTGCTGCGAGTATGCAGATGAATGTAATGTTTCAAGAACAGTATTTAAATTACCCAGAATATCTGAAGGTAATTATCAATACGTAATTCAAGGAGTATATTCTGTAGATGCTATGGGAGGTAGAGGTACTAAGTTAAAAGAAATAACTATTAACAGATTTATAAATTTGTTAAAGTTACCCATAGTAAAGAATGATTATTATTTTTGGATATCTAATGGATATTTATATGTTAATAATCCTTTACTAAAAGCTATAAGATTAGCTGCATTTTTTGAAGAAGATGTACCTAATGAAATCATGTACCCAGAATGTGGGTGTGGAACTCCTGAATATACAGATGAGGAATATTGTAAGAATCCTTTAGATAAAGAATATGCATTACCTGGTTATTTAGAACAGCAAGCATTGTCACTAACCTCTCAAAAACTTCTAGCTACATATTTTCAAATTAAAACAGACATGAGTAATGAGGGAATAGATGGTCAGTCACCAAACGCCCAACCTACTCAATAATAAATTATATATGTCAAGAGTAGCAGTTGATTGGAGAAGTGCTAGTAAGAAAAGTTATGAGGATTTTTGTAAAAAGAACCCTCTAATATCTCTGAATTTTGATGAGTGGAAAAATATTCTTTATTCATTTAATGAATCATTTAAACACTATATCTTAGAAACAGGAGAAAGGGAAAAACTCCCTACTGGTTTTGGAGAGTTTTCTATAAATAAAAAGAAAAGAAAAAGAAGTAAAGATATTGATGGTAAAGAGTTTGTAAACTTACCTATTGATTGGGTAAAAACTAAAGAGAAAGGTAAACGTATCTATAACTTTAACTATCATACAGAGGGTTATTTCTTTGGATGGATGTGGTTTAAACAAACTGCAAGATTTAGAAACTCAGACCTTTGGTACTTTAAACCTTCTAGAAGAACATCTAGAGACCTGTCTCATTACTTAAAGACAGATTCTAAATATCAACACACTTACAATGAATGGAAAAAATAAGTTATGTCATACTACTATAAATACGATTTTGTATCCCCTGAACCTCTATACGCAACAGTAAAAGAAGAACTTAAAAGTTACTTTGATACTGGAGCTGTAGATGATTTATTATTTCCTACTTACTTAGACAAATGTCTTAGAAAGATGGGTAGGACAACTTATCAAATTACCACTGAAGTTTTACTTATAGATGACTATCAATCAAGACTTCCAGATAATTTTCATGCAGTTAGAGAAGCGTGGATGTGTGCAGTTATACCAGGAAACCCTTATCCTGCAGCATCTTCATTTTATTCACAAGCTGCCAATGCTACCACCATTCAAGTTGCTCCATTAACTATTGGAGGTTCACCCTGTAATAGACCTGATTGTCAACATCCTAGTTGTGACGGAACTTGTATGCCAGAGGTTGTGCAAGCTGTTTATAAAACAAATGCTGAGATACCTAGATCTTATAGACGAACATACTTACTTCAACCAGGTAATATATCTGCAAGAAAAAACTGTAACTTATCATATACTAGTTCTTTTGATCAGTATAATCAATTAGCTGTAGCAGGTGCTAACTTTACTCCTGGTGCTTCTTCTTACGATTCTTTTGACATTAGAGATAATAAGTTTATAACAAATTTTAGAAATGGTGTAATACACTTAGTCTTTTATTCAACAGATTATGATAAAATAGGAAATCAATTAATTCCTGACAATTATCGTGTTCGAGAATATATTGAATCTTTTATTAAGTTTAAAGTTTTTGAGACTTTAACTAATCAAACAGTAGATGAAACATTTAATCAACTACAAACTAAGTTAGTTTACCATAAACAAGTAATGGATGAAGCTTGGATAATGGCTGAAACAGAACTTAAAAAACAAACAGTATATCAGAAACAAAGAGCAATTGTTACTGACTTAAATCGTTTTAATCAATATGAACTTCCTGACTCAAGATCTCAAGTATCTGGTAGATACACTAACAGGTACGGAAGACGTAATGGAAATAGTTAATACACATGGCTACTAAAAAAGAAATTGAAGACGATAAGAAGAAGGCAGCTGCTAAGGCAAAAACTGATAAAGCTCAACAAGGTCAAGTAAGATTAGAGTTTAATCAGGCAATGTCTGGCTTAAATATGGATAGCACAATTAACCAAGTAGCGACAGGTAGTCTTACTTATGCGTTAAATGCAACTGTAGAAAACTTTGACTCTAGTTCTGTTAATTATCAAAATGAACCTGGTAACGAACCTTGTTTTAGTTTTCCTGATGGTTATGAACTTATTGGAAAACATACTATTCCTGAAAAAGACAAAGACATATTCTTTTTAACTAACCCCACTACTGGAGGTAGTGAAATTGGATTCATGTTTAATAATGATTGTCAATATAAAACGCTAATCAATGCTCCATGTTTAAACTTTAATGTAGATCATCCTATACCAAAAGTCGTACATAGAATAACAAACTGTACTACAGAAATATATTGGACCGATGGATTTAATGCTAGAAGATATTTGGATATAGAAAACATTCCTTATATACTTGCACCAGGAACAACTCCTACTTGTGATCCGGTAGAAACAGATCAACTAGACTGTAATCAACTTAAGATACAACCTGACTTTCCAATACCATTTTTAAATGTAGATGAGGTGACTAATGTAGGATCATTAGTTGCTGGAACCTACCAATTTGCTATACAGTATTCTGATGCAGTAGGTAATGATTTAACGTCATACTACTCAATAACCAACCCATGTCCAATAGCTGATGCACTTATAACAACAGTAAATTTTAACTACCCAGTAGGAAAATCTATAGTTGTAAAAATATCTAACTTAGATATATCAGGACAATTTAATTACTTTAATTTAGCAGTAATTAAAACTATAAATAATATTTCCTCTGTTGAATTAGTAGGGACATATAACATTACAGAAGTTAGTGAAGAAATAACATATACAGGTGCAGATCAAACAGCCAAAAGGTTATCTATGTCTGATATATTTGAGAAATATCCGTATTATGACATAGCACAAGATATAACATCTGTACAAGATATTCTAGTATGGGATAATTTAACTTCTATAGATAGGATAAATTATCAGCAGATAGCTAGTAACATAACTTTGAACTGGGAATCTTATAGGATACCTCCTGGTGAAAATTATTCTGATGAGAATAATGCTACTAATTTACGTGGATACATGCGTGATGAAGTTTATGCATTTGAGATAGTGTTCCTTCTTAAGAATGGAAAACAAACTGATTCTTTTCACATTCCAGGACCTCCTAACCTTAATATAAATCCTGATGTACCTGATACAAATGATGACTTTATTGGTGATCCAGATTATGTTGAGAATGGTATAGGGTATAGCTCATATTGGAAGATATATAACAACGCTCTTAATTTAGGAGCTTCTCCAACTGCTACAAGTGCTGACGATTACAAAGGACCATGGGAATATGGAGAATTTGCATATTGGGAATCAACAGAAAAATACCCTTGTAATACAGATGTATGGGGAGACTTAGCTGATCAACCAATCAGACATCATAAATTTCCAGATGTATTGGTTAGTCCTATTATAGAAAATAGCACAATCACTTATGATGGTAATAACATTGTTCCTACAATGCAGGATGATGCAGTTTTTCCTATTGGAGTAAAAATTAACAATAGTCAAATCTCAGGTCTGATACTAACCTCTGATCTAACACAAGACCAAAAAGATGATATTGTAGGGTTTAAGATTGTTAGAGGAGATCGTAGTACTAACAGGTCAGTAATAGCTAAGGGTATACTCAGAAACATGGGCAAGTATTCAAGAAATGATCAAGAGTACTATTACCCTAATTATCCCTATAATCAAGTTTCTGGAGAAGACTCTTTTCTTCAAGAAAACAATAATGCATGGAATTATAAATCTAAAGCATGGCTCGTATATATGCCAGATCAAGAAACAACAAGTTTATTTAATTGGGGTTCTCTTAATTTTGGTAGTGTAGATATAGATGTTAATGTTGAAGAAGGTGTATTTACATATACAAGTATTGTTAATGGTAGAAATACACAAGCTAAGATTCTACCTAATTGTATTATAGAAGTATGTTCTCTTACACGACCTGTAGCACTTAGGGGTCTTATGACTGTAGGTCCTGCAGATTTTGATGCATGGCGTGGATTTCATGGGCAAACAGCGTTTGCTGCAGGATATGCAATTAAATCAGAAAATCCTTTTAATAACTTTAATTTTGATGGTACAGTAGCTTCTAGACGATGGTTGGATTATCAAGGTTCATTAACTTCAGGAGGTGGTGATACGTGTACTGTTCTTACCAATGTGGATTATGATTATGATTATGATAATTTATATGGACAGGTTACTGAAAGTGGAGATGGTCATATATGGAAACCTCAAGTTTCAGGAGCTAATTCTGGCTTATCAATTCCAAGAATAAATTTAAATGGTATTATTCCTGGTCCTTGTTTTGAAAGTGATGACACTTCTACTGAAGAAATAGAAGATGACGCATTAATAACATATCCTCCAGGTACATTTGATCCAGCTAACGAATGTCCAGAAGGACAAAGTGCAGCTTGTCAAGAATGTATAAAAACAGAAAATCCAGATAACATAACTCCTTGGCCACAAGCTGCTTTTGGGCAGCCTACAAATCCCCTTCCTCAACTTAGTAACGGTAGCCCATCACAATCTTTTCCGCTTCCAACAAATCAAACAAATACATTTACTCCAGCAGCTAATGTAAATGAAATGGACGGATCTATAAATGGGACAACTTCAAGATGGAGTAGAAGATCATGTTTAGCATGTGATAGAGATATACCTATTAAACCATTAGAGGGAGCAGAATATGAGTCAGTAAAAGATATTTTAGAAAAACAAATATTTAATTCTCCTGACACGTCTTTTGGACAACCTTTCTTAGGTAGTGTATTAAAACTAGAGAGTGTAATGTTTGGGGCAGGTAAAGGTCATTTTGTAGAAGTTAAAGATAATGCCAAATATAAACTTTTATCTAAAGAAGCTCAAGAAGATGCACTTAAGAGTTCAGAAAGAATAGCCGCTTTAGGTAGTGGAGGATTTAATGCTGGTATAATGTTTACAGTTTATCAGTCCTATCTTACTATATATATAAATGGAATAACAAGAAAGAACTATGGAATGTCTTTCAATTCACGAGCAAACTATGACTACTCTTACCCTATTGATAATAATGTTAAAGGTGGCATCAAACAGAGAGAAATAGAACTTACAAGATATTTAATACCAGGAGTACAATCATTTAATAATAATGATTTGCCTATAAATAACTGGAATAGAGAATCATCTGTATATATAAAAACAAAAATTAATGATGACATATTAGCTTTTCCTCTTCCACAAGATACGCCTAGTTTAACATCACCTGATGGTACATCTAGCATGGTTGAGTTCTCTAGATTTAACATAAGTGAAATTGGAGCATGTGATGCACCAGAGAAAGAAAAGGACATGAAGGTGGTTTCATATTATGCTTCTATGAAAAACATTTTACCTAATCAATGGGGACAAATAAATTCATTCAAAAGAATTGATACTGGATATCAAAAAGGCATAGCTTCCTCAGGAGAGGATATTATATTTGGTGGAGATGTTTATATATCTAGATTTACATTTAAAACTAAACTACCATTTTTTATAGACAATAGAGTAAATGCGCCTGATGATTCCGATATATTCTTTGATGAAATAGGTAACATTGCATATCCTAAATATTGGCACTCTGCTAGATCTATATTAAACGCTTATAGAGTTAATGCCACTTCATCAAACATGCTTAACCTTATATCTACTAAAGCACATAATTTAGATTGTCCAAGTGATCCTTCATTAATTACTGCACCATCAACTAGTGCTCAACCTGTATCTACTTTTGCAGGGACATACAGATCATTCTATGATGGATTTATGTATTTATTTGCATACGGTGTACCAAACTTTTATTGTGAAAGTGTATACAATACAGACTTAAGGCAAGCTTTTAATACTAAAGAAGGTGACTTTTGGCCCCATGTAAGCAGTAGTATTCCAGATGATTGGGTACAAGAAACAAACGTGCCTATTGCTCAAGATAATACTTATTACTATAATGTAACATTCTCTAAACAAAATAAAGAGAATGTATTTACTCAACTCCCTCCAGATTGGGAAAATGATTTATGTTTTACATACTTTCCGTTTAGAGCTATTTATTCAGATACACAAGGAGACAGTCCTGACAATAGAGTAAATAACTGGTTAGTGTATAGAGCTATTTCTTATCACGACTTTCCACAAAACTATGGTAATCTTACATCATTAGATGGTGTACAAGATAAGGCTATCTTGGCAAGATTTGAGAACAAGGCATTGCTGTATAATAATTTATTAACTATTGATACAAGTAATCCTCAAGCAGCTTATGTAGGTAACTCTAGACTTTTTGATGGGTCACCCCCATTAGATTTTGCTGAAACAGACTTAGGTTACGTAGGGTCACAACATAAGTTTCTACTTAAGGTTCCTTATGGTCAAATTACTGCAGATGCTAAGAGAGGACAAATCTTTTTATTAAATGGAAATAAACCTGTTGACATGACATCTTATGGGTCAGGGGTGAATAGATTTATGACAAGTAGTTTACCTTTTGAAATTTTAGAATACTTTCCAGAAGTAAATGTAGACAATAATTTTACAGGATTTGGATTACACGGTGTGTACGATAGTAAGTTTGACAGAGTGATTATTACAAAAATTGATTACATTCCTACAGACAGTTCGGTATTCTACGATAAAGATGATAAAAACTTTTATATACCAATAGAGGGTTATATTGATACTTCTGGTAATCAAACTATCAAACAAGAAGTATTCTTAAACGATAGAAAGTATTTCTGTAATAAGTCATGGACTATGTCATTTGATTTTAATACAAAAAGCTGGATATCGTTTCATAGTTATTTACCAAACTTTTATATAGGAGAAAATAACTTCTACTATTCAGGGATTAACGGATGCTGTACAAACTTTACTGCTATTCTTGATAATCCAAGTAGAAGTAGAATAGATACAGAGTCTCCTAATTTAGAGATGATAGTTGGAGAACTTGATGGCGTTGTTAAAATTACTACAACAACAACCACTACAGGTCTTCCTTTATTTACCACTACTACTACAACAGCATATGTTCCTGATTGTGAGTTTGATATAAATGTAGTAAGTAAGTTAGATTGTCAAATGGAAGGAGTGGGTTACATTACTGTACCAACCCCTACTACTACAACAATATGTGCTAGACCTGATAGTTTAGTTATTTCTAATTTTACGGAAGGTTATCAAATTACAGGACAAGCTTCTCCAGTTTTAGGTACACTCTCTGCACAGAAAGCTTGCGCAGTGGGTAGTTTTGTAAGAGTAGCAAATCCTCTAGAAACAGTAGATATAAATTTCCAATATCAATATGAATTTCCAAAACCAGTTACAGTGGGTCAGCTTTTATATTTTGGAGGTGGTAGTGATTGCACATTTGTACCAGATGGCTGGTACACTAGTAGTGACGATGGTTGGAATAAAGCCTACTATGTTGAAAATTCAAGATTAGAAGAAATAATACCATGTGATTGTAATACACTTACCACAACAACCACTCTTTATGATGGGGAATTAACAGAATGCTGTGGTATTATATACAATGATGTAAATGGTAATGTAAAACTTTCAAACATAGCATCGTCTCACTCTGTAGATTCAGATAATTTTCACACTATAGTTATCCCAGGATACACTACTGGTAAATTAGCAATTGGACCAAGTACTTTATATGCAGTTTCACCAGGTTTTAATACTACATTTAAGAAATGGGAGATTACAACAAATCCATGGACTGTAGAGGTAGGTACAGATTTAACAATAGCTGACAATGCCTTTGGTACAACGGCTGGGATAGCAGTTAAAGATGATAATACACTAATTGCAATAGATACATCTCAAGGATATATAGTAGAAATAGATGCATCAACTGGAATTCCATCACAGAAAATTCTAGTGGGAGGTGGTTATACATACACTACAAATCTATTATATACTACTAAAGGTAAACTAATAACAATAGGAGAAGATGGTGGAGGAGTGTTCCATTACTTCCAATGGGATTATGATAACGAAACAGCAACCCCAGAAATTGATATAACAATCACTGCATCTGAATTTGGTAGTGAGGTTGTAGCAATATATGAATGTGATTGTGACATTACGATAATTACAAAAGAAGCTAATCAATATAATGTATTTAGCGTATCACCAATATCTCCTTATGATGTTGTATTTTCAGGAACTATAACAGATGATAATCGAAGCATTTGGAACTCTTTTGATGCTACTAACGTAACTCAAATGCAGTCATGCGTTAATCCAATTGGAGGACAAGAGTTTACAACAACTACAAGTACCACAGAAAGCCCAAGTACTACTACTACTACATCAATATACCCTTGTTATAAATGGGAGATAACAGGCCCTGTAGGAATTATTATTACTGACTGTAATGGGCTACCTGAAGTACTAAGTGTTCCTAGTGGAGTGACACAACAATTTTGTACAAACGTTAATACTGGAGGACCTGCTGGAGCAACCTTTATAGGAAACTGTGATATATAACTATGGCAACTAAAATAATAAACTTAAAAATAACAAGCTCTAGTCCTCAAGTAGGACCTTTTGAGATTACGGATGACTTATCAAATGTCCTAGGAACCGATGTGTCTTTAAGTAGCCTTATTGTGGGTATAAGCTATAGGGTAGATGTTTCAGTTTCAGTGATTACTTTAACCTCTTCAGGTGATTGTAATTTTGTAAAAGAATTTTCAGTTAGAGATTCAGTATCTAGTATAGAATATATAACAGCTACATATACTCAAATTAAAACAGGATGTGTATGGACACACTTAAGAAACGATACTTTATATAATTATTACTATGGAGATATAGCTCCTTACATAATCGAGTATCCTTTTTCATATAAGTATCATGATCAAATATTACAGAATATAAAAGACTATAGTAAAGTGTACGTATATCTTCCATCTACATTAGGGTCATTTGATTCTAATAGCAAGGTGCAAGTAGATGATAAATATTTTAATAAAGCTATTCTATATAACGGTCAACAATCTACAGGAGTAATAGAACTTGTTCCTAAACCAATGAATGATTTAAGTTCATATTTAAATTATCCTATACTTAATTCTAATAGTAAAACTATTACTTTTGCAAAGACAGATAGTTTCTATCAGTATAACACTTTCTGGGCACTACAAAAAAATGATAAGATTCCTTTATTTAAAACATCTTGTGAATCTAGATCAATAGACAAAGTAGTTAATCAAGATAATATGAACTATGGTGACTTATCATTTAAGAAGTCACAACTAAGAGCTAAAGATTTAAAGGTGAGACACATACTAGACAACTCTTCTATAACACATATAGTAAGTCAATTTATTGTAGCACCAGCACAAATATCATATAAGTAATGGCAAAAGGTTTATCAGCAGCAAAAGCTAAAAAGATGCTAGAGGATGGAAGAGTCCGAGGCACTGCACTCACAGAGAAACAAAAGAAGTTATTTGGTGCAGTGGCTGGTGGTGCCACACCTTTGAAAGCAATTAACGGAGGTTGGTTAGATAAGTACCAAACAGGAGGAAGTCTTCCAGGTGCATCAGGTATGATGTATTCACGTAACTCTGGTTCTTCTGCAATGTCTCCTCCTAACCTTACTAAAGCTCAAGATGGAACAGTAGAATATGGTACACCTGAATATAAAAAAGCATATGAAGAGGGTACATTTGCAGATGTTCCTAATCAACTAGATGAGGTAGTTATATCAGGTTACAATAGAAATAAGTTATCTCCAGATCAGAGAACTCTTTATAATATGTTTTATAAGGATGAAGATCATAAAGACTACATGACCAGAATACGTAAGTTTAATGAGGAGTGGAAGCCAGGAGATCTGCTGGACTTAGACAAACGAAAAGTATTTACACCTCAAATAGATCATGCTGACTATCAGATTACTCCTAAAGATCTTTTTAGATTACAGAAAGAAGCAGGATCACCTAAGATATCTACTGTACCAAGTTGGCAAGCACAGTTGAGTCCAACTCAAATGGGAATTAAAGATGATAGTAATTACTTTAGAGCACATGCCGATCAACTATTAAATAAAATGTATATACCGCCTTTAGAAGGAGCAAGAGGATTTGCTAATTATTTGGCGGAAGTTGCACACTTACATCCTGATTTTAATTTTACAGAAACTTTATCAGGAACATGGGACAGAATAAAAAGAGGGTTTAAAGAAGGTCAATCCCCAGATATTAGTAATTACAAAAGCAAAAAAGATCTAGAATATAAAACACATTATATTGCTGAAGATAATATATTAGATTATTACTTTCCAAATCAGAAGAGGGATGATTGGCAAACATTGCTTGACTCAAATAGAACACCGGAAGAGATAGAAGAAGCAAAGGTGGAGAGGCTAAGAGAGAAGATGGATAAGAGAGGAATCACTAAGTACAAAGGCTATCAAGAAGGAGGTTCATTACCTAAAGCTCAAGATGGAGATAAAGTAATGTATGGTACGCCTGAATATGAAGCTGCATATGAGGAAGGTAGATTTGCTGATGTACCTAATCCCTTAGATGAAGTAGTTATAGATAGTGGTGTAGATTATGAGAAATATCCTCTGTATGATAAACTCTCTGTACAAGAGAAAGAGTATTTTAATGACCCAGGAACAATTGGTAGAGGTGTAAGAAGAGCTGCTCAAACAGATAGAGGGTTAGCTGATGATACAATAGATATGGTGACAGGAATGTTGGTGAAACAACCTTTAGCTGGATTACAAGTTCCTCAATCTTTAATGGTGGAAGGTATAGAAACTTTAAGGGGTAAAGATGCTAACTTTTTAAATGCACTTACATTTGACACACAAAGGTTACCGTCTCAAACAATGGGTTTTGAAGATAAGCCAGGTTGGGATGTAGGTGGATCTTTGAATACAACTATGGATGTACTAGCAGATCCTTCTAACCTATTGGGTGCTGGTTTAGTAGATGATGTTTTAAAACTTGGTTTAAGACAAGGATTAAAAAATACAGCAGTAAAAAATATAGATAATCTAGCAAACTTTAAAAATTCTGTAACTGGTCAATTGACTAAAGTTACCAATCCTTTGTCAAACTTTAGAACAACAATGGGAAAATTGACAGAAAGATTTAAAACTCAAGGTAATGCTAAAGCTAATCCATTCTGGAAAGGGTTTAATGAGAACCCTGTTCCATCGGCTGCTAAATTTGACAAAGATTGGGTAAGTGCTCCAGGATTTAATCAAAGATATGACAAATTTGTATACCGTCACCAAGACCCTGAATTACTTAAGAGGTATCGATCCACTCAGGATTTAATTAACCAGGGTTTAAATAACTTAAAATTAAAACAACCTGACTTATTCACTAATAGTAGTACCACTGTTAACATGTTTAATGATTCAAATGTTGCAGGAAAGATTCTTCAGGAAGAATTAAGTATGCCTCTCAGACAGATCTCTAAAATGTTTCCAAGACTTAAGACTGATGCTGATATGTTAACAGGTCTACATCACCAAAAGTCTAATATTGGCAATACACTAGTATCAGCTAGGAATGCTAGTATGAACTTAGATCAAATATCGGCAACAGGAAAGTTTACTGACGTGTTTAATGCTAATTCCCTTAGTCCAGATGATTTAAAGTATTTCGAAGAAAACTCTAAGGTTCTAGGATTCTTTAGAAATGCAGAGAATAGAGCAATTATAAACGAAGATGCAGTAAGAGCATACTATGGACAGAACCCAAGTAAAATGAGTGCCTATATGAAATCTGTCCTAAATCATGAGAATTCTCATGCAATAGATGCTGGTGGAAGAGCTGTTAAACCTATATATAATAATACTACTAGAGCAGCTATTCCTGAAATAGTTGATGATAGTAAGAATGTTTTAACAGGAGTAACTCAGAAAAATATTGAGGAAGTGTGGCCAGGTTTCAAAAATCTATCAAAAGAACGAAAAGAAAGACTTGCATATCTATCTGAACCAACAGAAGTTGTAGCAAGAATTAAAGAGTTAAGAAGCCAATTCATTCCTAAAAAGTTTGTAGGAACTGATAAGCAGTATGAAATGTCTGACGATTTAATAAAGAAAATAATATCAGAAGGAAAGAAAGGTAACACTTCAGTAGATGCAACCTTCTTTAGAATGATAAAAGATAAAGAAGCATTTAAGAACCTGTTTAAAGTTCTTCCTGCTGTAGCAGCACCCATTGCTATTGGTGTAGGTCAACAAAGAAATGGTGGTAGTACACCTAAAGCTCAAGTTGGAGATAAGGTAGCATCTATAGCAAGTCAAATGGAAGTCAATGAAGAAGATGGAGGAAGACCACCTTTAGGTGTAGTAGATCACATCAGGGCACTTTTTGATGAAGAAGGTTTATGTAGAGATAATACATGTGTTCAGACAGTAAAAGATTTTTATAGTAAAGCTGGTGTAGAGGCTATGCCTAAAGATGTTTATAATAATAGAGAGTTTTTAAAGAACTTTAAAGAGTATGGGTTTGAAGAAATATTAGATCAGAAAAATCTTCAACCAGGAGATGTGTTACAATACTACTATGGTCCAGATAGTGAAGATGTAAAGGAAGATCCATCATATTTAAACTTTCCATATCACATGGGCGTTTATGTAAACCCTGGAGAGTACATTGGAGATGGAGATAGTAAAGCTCCTATTCAAAGAAAAAATATGTATACAGGTACTAAGGATGGAAAAGAATATAAGAAGGATCCCTTCAGAGCATTTAGATATACTAAACAAAACAAAAATGGTGGATGGTTATCTAAGTATGAGAATGGTGGTGTGATAGAAGATGATAGAGGGCAATGGGCACATCCAGGAAAAATAACTAAAATAAACTCCAACAATATAACAATGAAGGGTGTTAACTACCCTGTGCTTGGAGTATCTGACACTGGTGATACAAAGATGATGCAACCAGGTGTTGACAATTACAAATATGATGGTAACTCTGTTACAGAGTATCCTATGGCTAAAGATGGAAAGTCTTTGGTAGAACTAGATCAATTGACTAACTTTACAAACTACAACACCCCACAACCAGGAGGCTGGTTAAACAAATATAATTAATATGAAAGCTCAAATTTTAAAAATAGCAGGCGTTAAGTCTGAAAAAGAATTCTATAAGAAGTTTCCTACGGAGGAGGCTTTCATGAAGAAACATGCAAAACAATTATCTAAACTTAAGAAAGCTGCAACAGGTGATGTTCTAAATAACAACATTCAGCCAATTAATGGTACTGATCTTTTAGAAAGAAATAAGAAAAATGTTTTGTCTGGTTTGGGAGAATTTAAAGATAGAGCATTTGAACTTGGAGTAGATTCTATGCTTACTCAAGATGAGTTAGAAGAATATGAGTACAAAGCAAAGATAGATGCATTATATAGTCAACAACAAGAAAAGAAAGGCGGTGGATTAATGTCTATGCTTACACCAGAAAATATGGAAAAAGCTAAAGGGCTTTTGGGTGGTTTATCTAAAGGAGGTGGTAGTGGTGGTGGAACTGTTGAGGTTGGAGAATTAGAGATGATGAAAAAAGGTGGTAAAGTAAAGGGATCAGAAAAAGATATGTTTGAGCCACATATGATGTATGATCCAAAAACTAAAAAAGGTAAGAAAGCTATGACTTACAAAGAGCACTTAGCTCTTAAGAAAAAAGGATGGGGACATGAAGCACCTAAAGCTATGGGAGGTTTTAGTGGTGGAGGCGGTTCAACTGCTACACCTTCTTGGGGGCAAGATATAGATATACCAGAAGGGGCTACTAGGCAAGGGAGGTATAACTCTGATGGTTCAG